TTTGTATTTAAAGTTATTGTTTGATTTTGCGAAACATTATCCCATTTTCTTATTAGAGCTGACGTTGTATTGCTAGCACCTTTATCTAAAACTATTAATTCTTGGTCTTTGTCTATTGCAAAGTTTGTAGACACATGGCTAGTTCCTGAATCTCCTTTTGTCCAGCTTCTAGTTGGTATGTGATATAAATACATATCATCAGTAGTGTTTGTTGAGTCCATAACAATAATAACTCTATTTTTTGGAGAATAACCTACTGTAGTTGTACTGTTTACAAATGCTTGCCATGTAGAGTCTTTAATAAGCTTACCGTTACGCTCTTCTAAAAGATTTATAACATTTCTACCGTCGTATAAAAAACATCCATTTTCATTTACCCATGCTACACCAAAATCAGTTTTAGTAACAGCATAAGGACCAGCACAACCTTTACCAATAAATGTATCTTCTAAAAACTCAAACTCCTTTGAAATGTTTATAAGATGCATTTTTTTATTTTTAAACTGCAATATTCTATCTGCATACTCTTGTAATGCTGTAATATCATCTCCATCATTTACCGTTACATCTACAAAGTCAGTAGTAGAAAATTGAGAAAACTTATTAACTCTTGATTTAAGCATTCTGTCGCTATACAATCTTGTTGTGTTTCCATCGTTATACTTAACATTCCCTAAATAAACTTTTCTGTTAGCTACGCAAGATGTTTTATATCTTATACCAGTAGCTAAATTATTGGGAGAAACCCCATTTAATATTTCATAAGTTACATGCGCTAAGTCACTAGGGTTTGTAAACGGACCTATATCTATTAATGAATCAAAAGTTGAAGCACTAATTGTAGCGTCATCTACTGGTTCTTCGAAATCTTGAGAATAGTAAGAGCTAGTGCCAACTTTGTATCCTTTTTCAAAATCTATATCTACTACTAAATGATGTGAATTAGAATATATATTATCTGTTTGATTCCAATATATTCGCATACCTTTATATTGATTACTTATATCTGTATCTAATACACCATGATTACTTTGATGCAATAACCATATTTTAAACGCTAATTGACGATTTGAATCTGTAGTAAAACTACTGTAACTGTACTCTTTTAATTTTGTTTCAGAACCATCTCTTAAAACGTAAGAATAATAAAGTTTAAAATTAGTACTTGTTATATCCCAAGTTCCTGTATGGTCAGCATCTAATCTTACAATAGCATGTTGAGTTGAAGAATTTACTGTTGGGTTTGCTTCAAATTTTACCTCTGCGTTTTGAGATGGAGCAGATAAACTATTTGAATAGTCTGTCCATGCAGTTATGTTTCTTGTTCCGTTAGTAGCTTCAGTATATGGATGATAGCTAGCTTTTATATACTCTCTAATAGTAGGAACATTAGAGTTAGCAAATACAGTATCAGTAGCATATAATCTGCCATCTACATTGTGAAATATTATTTTAGCATTCGAACCTGCACCTAAATCCATAACTCCTGTAAATGCTTGTGAATTATCACTTTGGTCTATTATTTGCATGCCTTGATTTATAGTTGGGCTAGCAACAACTATAACAGGAAATGGTTCTACATTACCAGATTCATCAAAGTCAGTAGAATATGTATGCAAGTTGTAACCTGATATTGTATCAAAATCTGATATTACGCTAGCACTTATAAAAGAAGAAAATGTTCCCATAGTTCTAATTTGACCACGCTCATCAACCATTAAGTTGTTAATATCAGCTACTTCGTCAGGGTCAATATCTCTAGCTAAAGAGTTATTGTTTAAACCTCCATCAAACTTATCTATTTTAAAGACTTTTTTGGGCATTAATTTTCAATCAATACTTGTAAGGATTCTTTGTATTTTGTATCAAATCTTACATACTGGTCTTGATACCAGCTATACTCTCTTACATATCTATCAACTTGTTGTGAATAATTCTGTATATCTGCTGAATAAGTACTTATTTTTTCTTGAACTTTAGCTGAGTAGTTTTGAGTGCTAGCTTTAAAGTTTTCTACTTCTAGTTGATAGTCTTGTATCGAAGCTTCTAGTGTTCTTACAGCATTTTGAATTGAAACATTGGTAGCTTCTCTCATTTTAGCTATGCTAGCTCCTGTAGATTCACGCATTTTAGCTATACTAGCATTTGTTGATGCTTGCATTTTAGAAATACTAGCACCAGTAGATTCTCTCATTTTTGCTACCGAGGCATTTGTTTTACTAGATATGCTAGCTTGTTCTATATCACCATCTATTCTCGCATTTGTTACGTTAGCTTCAGTAGCAAGTCTTGCGTTAAGAAAAGCTTCTTCATGTGCATTTTTTGCATTTTCTATGCTAGCACGCATTGCATTTTGTGCATCTGTTACTTCTGCATTAAATGCAGTTATATAACTTCTAATCTTTTCCATTTGTAACTGTGCTAACTCTGCATCTTCTTCATTTTCAATAAACTCTGCTGTAATATCCCACCATTTGTCGTAATCAATTTGGTCAGCATCAGTATTTACAGTTCCGTCTGTCATTGATAAAAGGGTTTTATCTCCAGCGCTACCCTCTATAGTTGGTGAACTATAGCTTGCACTTGAACTTTCTGAGGATGTAGTAGCACCTGCACTTGAAGTAGTTGCTTGGGTTCTAATTTCACCAGTATATTCATTTTGAGCAGTATCTACTGCATCTTGAGCAACAGCTACTCCATCCACAGCGCTTGCTACATCATTAGTCAATGATGCATTTGAATAAGATATAGATGGTGCGTTTGGTGCATTTGGTGCAGAAATACCACTAAAACTTACACTAGGTGTAGATGGCAAAGAAGTTTTTACTCTTGCCATTAAATACTGAACTGCTTTTGCAGTAGCACCTAATACAATCACATCTTCTATGGAATCTGGTAAATTGTCGCTAGTAAATGTAAATGTTTGATTTGAGTTAGAAGCTGTAGCATTTTTGCTTAATTTAAATGTTGTACTGTTAGTAATTGATTGAACTACGCTTCCAGTTTGCACTCCAGTACCACTTACTGAAAACCCTACCTCAATACTTGAAGTGCTATCCATTGTTACAGTTGCATCTCCATCTGTGGTATCGCATGTAGCATCGCTTACTGTTGTTTGGCTTATATCACTTTGTGTTGCTGTTACAGTAGGAAAATTAACTGTTTCTAATCTTACTGCATTAGGACTAGATGAAGGTTCTGGAAAAACATGTACTTTACTATTTTTTACCGTGAATACAGGAGAGTCAACTGTTCCTGCAAACATACTGTTGGTATCTTTTGCTTTTCTAAAATATGCAGGACTTACTTCTCTGCATTCTACGTACTCTGTATCTGTGCCATGTTCTCTAACTACACTTAACAATTTATGATTTGATATATCTATACCATTGTAAATAAAATCAGAACTTTCTACGGAAAAAAATCCAAGCTTACCAATAGGCATAGCTCTTATAACTTCTGCTGAAGTATCTGTTAAAGCATCACCAAGAAAAGTGTCGTCTCCAACAGAACCTACATAATCTTCTATTCTAGCCTTAAAAGTACTCATTAGTATATAAAATCCTGTAATGGTTGTGGAATAATATCAGGTTTGCCTTCTCTACTATTCCTTGTTTCAATAAATTCTTTTTCAATCTTTTCTGCAATTCCATAATGACCACTACCAACTTGAAGTTGACCGTCTAGCAATAAAAAATGTGCTAGAGTATAATGTATACAAGCAGGTATAAGTTGGTCTTTTAAATCAACACTATCTGTTATAGCATTTTTAGGTAATGGATTAGCATAATAATGAACTTTTAATGTATCTCCTACATCAGGAGTTTTTGTTAAATTAATTTTAATACCTGTCAACGACCAAGTTCCACCACTTGTATAATCAACTTGATAACTTGCTCCTTTTATAGGTATTGAAAATGAATTTGCATCAATAACGTCAATTTTATGCATTACATCATTAACTTCACTACGCTCTCCTGTATCTGGTAAAAATCCAACTACACTAGATATTTTTATTTTATTACTAGACTCTAATCCATGAGAAGTACTTGTTA